TCAGTTCAATTAAGTAATTCTGCACAAATAGAAATGATGGCAGATAGAGTTAATTTAAAAGATAATATCAAGGTAGGCTTAACAAGTTATACAGATGACTTAAACTCTTTAGCAATAAAAATACAAGGTAAAACATTTGATGAAAGATTAGCAATTAGAACAAAATATCTTGACGATATTATAAAAGAAAAATCATTTCCATTAGATAAAAACGAAATAAGAATATTATTAAGAGAAAAAGGTATTACTTATGACCCAATGAAAACAGAAACAATAGATTTTGTGACTTCAATAAAACACAAATTAGTTTTTTCAAGATATGGAAAATCTTTAAAATTAAAGTTAAAAAATGGAGAGTCATTTACAGCTTCTACTAGAGATGCTGGTAAATATTTTGACCCAATGTTTGCAGATTATGTTGGAGCAATAACAAACAACGCAATCGGTTTTGGACATAAGCTAGGATATTATGAAAAATTTTTTGCTACTGAAACAATTAAAAAAGGTTATGGAAAAATTACTTATGGTCATAGTACAGAAGCTTTTGCTAACTTTACTGCATTATCAAACACAGACAATAAAGAAATTTACATAAAACTTATGAACTATTATGCACCACAAACAACAAGAACATTTGGCGAATTATATGAAAGGAGTAATTTATTATAATGGATTTACATGAATTATTAGGCATTTATGTTGATAAATTTGGAGAGGAATACGATATAGATACTGTCACTTTAACAGAAGATGGAGAAGAAACACTTATAGATTTAGTTAAAAAGGCTATATCAAACAATGAGCCTATCTCTAAAAAACAAATAATAGACTTATTTGGATATGACCCAAATGAGACAGGCATATTGATTTAATTAAAAAGTAGTGATACATCAACAATATAAACAATAGGAGAAAACAATGTCAGATGACACACAGGTTAATCAACCGAAAAATGATGTTCAGGAAGCTGAAGTTAAACAAACTCAAACTGACGAGAAACCAACACCAACATTTAATCAAGAAGATGTAGATAGAATTGTCAAGCAAAGATTAGAAGCTGAGAAGTCTAAGCATCAAAGAATGTTAGACGAAGCTAAGAAACAAGAAGAAGAAATACTTAAAGAAAAGCAAATACAGGAAGCAAAGACTAAAGCTGATCTTGAAAATCTTATGAAGCAAAGAATAGCTGAGAAAGATAAAGAGTTAGCTGATTGGAAGTCTAAAGTTAAAACGATAAATGTAGATAACTCTATAATGTCATTAGCTTCTAAGAACAATGCTATTGCTCCTGACCAAGTAGTATCTTTGCTAAAGAATGAAGTTAATTATAATGATGATGGTCGAGTAGAAATACTTGATAACAATAAGAATATTCGTTATAACCCAAAAGGGGAACTATTAACGATAGAAGATAGAGTTAAAGAGTTTTTAGATGCTAACCCACATTTCCGAAAAGGGTCATTGTCAGGCACAGGTAGTCAGAGTAGCATCGAGGGTAAAACTGTAAAACCATTTAATATTCAGGATTTAGATATGAGTAAGGCAGAAGATCGTCAGAAGTATGCAGAGTATCGTAAAATTCGAGATTCAAAACCTACTCAGATTAATTTAACAAATAACAAATAAAGGTAAATAAAATGGCAAACGAAAGCACAAGTTCTACACTCTCGGAATTATATACTGAGATCGTAGCAGAGGCATTATTCGTAGCAAGTGAACAATCAATTATGAGACCACTTGTAAAGAATTATGCAATACAAGGTGGTGGAAAGTCAGTTGAAGTTCCTATCTATGGAGTAGTTTCTGCTTCAGCAGTATCAGAAGCAACTGATTTATCTAACACAGCAATCAATCCAACTTCTGTGACTATCACAGCATCAGAAAATGGAATTATGACAACTCTTACAGATTTAGCAAGAAACTCAGCACCAAGAAATGTTGCTGGAGATATTGGTAGATTATTTGGAGAAGCGATTGCAAAAAAAATAGATAAAGACTTAACAGCATTATTCGATGGCTTTAGTACAGCAGTTGGTGGCGATTCAACAGCTTTAACTTCAGCTATTATATTTCAAGCGATTGCAAATGTAAGAAATGCTGGAGTATCTATGGATGGTGTTTCAACTGTAATTCATCCAATGGTAGCTTATGACTTAAAAGCTAATTTGACTAATACTTTTGCAAATGCAAATGGTAATGATGTATCAAATGAAGCTTTAAGAAATGGCTTTGTTGGAAGATTAGGTGGAGTTCCAATCTATGAAACAACTAACATTGATCACACAGGTACAGGTGGAGACTACAAACAAGGTGTATTCCACAGAGACGCATTAGCATTAGCTATGATGCAAGACCTTAAAATCGAAACTCAAAGAGATGCTTCTCTTAGAGCAGATGAGATTGTTGCAACAGCAGTATATGGTGTCGGAGAACTTAACGATACTTATGGTGTTGAAGTACACTCTGATTCTTCAATCCAATAATAATTGGATACTTTGTGAGGGTGGGCAACTGCCCTCACATCTAAATTAGGAGATTTTATGAATATAGAATTAACAAATGGAAAAAAAACAATAACAAGACCAAAAGATCAATACGAAGCAAATAAAAAACATTTTGAAATGAGAGGTTTTGCTCCTGTTGATGCAGTAAAAAAAGAAATTAAAAAAGCGACAGTAAAAGACATTTCTGATAAAGTAGTTCAACTTAAACCAAAGAGAAAAAAAAATGCTAAAAAAACTAAAAAAAAAAATTAAAAAAATAATTAATTGGATTATGGGTGTTAGATAATGGCTAACTACACAGGTGCAAATGTTATAACTGCTGATGATGTCACTAAGTATCAACCTGATGCTTTTGGTTTTGGCATAGCTTCAACTGATACAGAAGCAGTAAATTTCTTTGCACAAACAACAAATGATATTCTTAGACAGCTAAGAGTAGAGTGGTGGCAGACTTACAAAACAAATGTATTTACAGATATTACAGTATTAAATACTGCTGAGATGGTAGATACAAAAGTAAATTTAGATCAGTTTGAGAGGGCTGGTGTATATTTATTTTTGGGTAGATTTCTTTGTCCAGCATTAACTAAGTTTAGACCTGAAACAGAAAAAGACAGATTTGAAAGAATGGGCGAGTTTTATATGTCAGAGTACAATAAAGAATGGAGAACAATCTTAGAAGATGGTGTTGAGTATGATGAGACAGGAGATGGCACTATACAAGTTTCTGAAAGAGAGCCTTTACATGGATTTAGAAGATTGACTAGATAATGGCTGTTGATCTAAAAATTAAATCTAACGAAAAAGAAATAATTAATAAATTTAAAAAATTACAATTTAAACTTCCAAGATTTATTGACAAAGGTGTTAAACAAGCTGGTTTTCAATTATTAGACATAATTAGAACTAAAACAGCAAAAGGTATAGATGCAAGAGATGTACCATTTGCACAATATTCAGATTCTTATAGAAAACAATTACAGAGAGAGGGTAAGCCACTTAAAGTAGATTTGTTTTATTCAGGCAGAATGTTAGGAAGTTTAACAAGTAGAAAAACAGGTAAGCATAAAGTATCTTTAGGTTTTTCAAATTCGCAAATGAGACAAAGAGCATTATTTAACCAAGTTTTAAATGAGCCTAAAAGAGAATTTTTTGGCTTTAATGATAGAACAGAAAAGATTATAAGTAAGCAATTCAACAGATTTATTGAAAAACAATTAAAGATGACTAGACTATGAGTATAAGAGAAAATATTGCATCAAACCTTTTATCAACCATATCAGGTATAAGTAGCCCATCAATTAAGAAAGCTACAAGACAACCTTTTCAATTAGACGAGTTATCAGATAAACAATATCCAGCAGTAATAGTTCAAACATCTGAAGAAACTAGAGAAGATGCTGAAATAGGTAGTGGTGCAAAGACTAGATTAGGCACTATTGATTTTGTTATACTTGGTTTTGTTAAAGGTGCTGAAGTTAATATTGATACTAAAAGAAATCAATTAATCACAGCTATTGAAACAGAGTTAGAATCTGATATTACAAGAAGTGGCAACGCACTTGATACAGAAGTCACAAGTGTTGAAACAGACGAGGGTACATTGTTTCCTATTGGTGGTATAAGAATGGTTGTTAGATGTACTTATGAGTTCCAAGCTGGAACACCATAAACAAGGAGAATAGATGGCAAATAGAGATAAAATTATTGATAAGATAGAAAAGAAAATAGACAGCATTGAAAAATTGCACGACAAAGAATCAATGATGTGCGAAGAAGTTAAAGACTTACTTGCTGATTTGAGAGACCAAGAAGAAGATGAGAAATGGGAAGATGACTCAGAAGAAGATTTTGACGAAGATAATGATGATGAAGATATTGACGATGAAGAAGAAAACTAATATAAACAAATTAATTATAGGAGAATAAAATGGCAGTACATCATGGAAAAGAGGGCGAAGTAGCAGTAGGTGGAACAGCAGTTGGCGAACTTACATCTTTTACTCTTGAAACAACAGGAGATGTTGTTGAATCTACACAAATGTCAGATGGTGCTAAAAGTTTCATAGCTGGTAGAACATCATTTTCAGGTACATTAGAAATGCACTTTGACGAAACAGATAGTGGTCAAACATCACTAACTGCTGGTGCAAGTGTGACTTTTAAATTATTACCTGAGGGAAGTTCATCAGGAGACAGAAAATTTGAGGGTGCTGGTATAGTGACAGGCATGTCTGTATCACAACCTTTAGATGGGATTGTTTCAAGAACTGTGACTTTTCAAGGAACTGATGCTTTGACAATAGGAACTGAATAATAATTTATGTCAGTAATAGATAGAGTTAAGTCTCACTTTGAGACTCTGCAAACTTTAATTATTGAAGTTCCTGAATGGAAAGATGAAGCTGGTAATCCATCAGTATTTTATTCTGAGCCTTTAACACTTGAAGAAAAAAACATTATCTTTAAAAAATCAAATAACTTTCAAGACTTAAATGTTCTTGTTGATTTGATTGTTATGAAGCTTAAAGTTAAAGATGAAAAAGGCGAACTTAAAAAAGCTTTTAAATTAGAAGATAAATTTGAATTAAGAAGAAATGCTGATTCAAATGTTATTGCTACAATATCAAATAAAATATTAGCAGATTCATCATTAGAGGAAGCTGAAAAAAAGTAAATAGCGACCCTGACACTCGGAATATGTTAGTGGTTGCTGACAGACTCAAACTTCCTATCCAAAAAGTCTTAGATATGCCAATGAGCCATTTTAATCTATGGATAGCTTACTTGAAAAAAGAGCAAGATGAGTATAAAAACCAACAAAGGTATAATAGGTAAGTAAATATAAATAATGGCAAATCAAAAATTAAACATAGACATAATAGCACGAGATAAAACGAAACAAGCCTTAGGTGGTTTGCAAAAAGGTTTGGCAAAAGTAAGAAGTGCTGTATTTAATGTAAGAAATGCTTTTATTGGTTTAGGTGCTGGTCTTGTAGTAAGAAATTTAGTTAATACAGGTAAAGAATTAGAAAACCTTAGAGTAAGATTAAGATTCTTGTTAAAAGATACCAATGAGGGTGCAAAAGCTTTTGACAATATGGTCAAGTTTGCATCTAAAGTTCCTTTCTCTCTTGAAGAAATACAATCAGGTTCAGGTATATTAGCAACTGTCACAGATAACGCAGAAGATTTACAGAAAATGTTAGAGATAACAGGTAATGTTGCTTCTGTCACAGGATTAGATTTTAGAACAACAGCAGAACAAATACAAAGATCATTTAGTGCTGGTATAGGTTCAGCAGATTTATTTAGAGAAAAAGGTGTAAGAAATATGCTTGGCTTTCAAGCTGGAGCAACAGTTTCAATAGAACAAACAGTACAAGCTTTTGAAAAAGTATTTGGTAAAGGTGGTAGATTTGGACAAGCAACAGATGATTTAGCAAATACCTTTACAGGTACTTTGTCAATGATTGGCGATAAAATATTTAGCTTTAAGAAAACTATTTTAGAAGCTGGATTTTTTGAGGGATTAAAAACACAGTTTGGAGAGTTAGATAAATTTTTAGAAAAAAATGCAGAGAACATAGATAATGTTGGAAGAAAGATAGGAATTGTATTAGCAGTATCAGTAGAGAAATTAGGTAAAGCTGTAATAATTGTAAAAGACAATTTTACTTTATTGTTAAATATTATTAAAGGTTTGATAGCACTTAAAGTAGTTTTATTTTTTACTAGAGTGGCTGTTGCATTGATGAATGTTGCAAAATCAACAATGGCTATTGGTGTTGGAACATCAGTTATTAAAGGTGGATTTTTAGCAATAGCAAAATTACTTGCAACAGGTGGTGCAGTATTTTTAGCATTTAAAGGTATTGATGAAATGTTTGAGGGATTTCTTGAAGATGTAGATTCTTTAGAACATAAAATGAATAATATTTTACCACCAGCAAGAGATTTACATAAAACTATGATTCAAGTTAGAGAAGAATTTAACAATGCTAATATTATTGCACATGAATTTGAACATGAGTTATCAGTTGCTATTCCATCAGCTACACAAACAATGATAGAAAAATTTAGAGAATTAAACAAAGGCTCATTAGAAGAATTTAAAAAGAAAATGGAAAATATTAGAGAAACAATAGCAGAATCAATAAATGAGGGAATTTCAAAAGTTTCTAATAGTATGGGTAGAGCAGTAGTTATGGGAGAAAAGCTTGGAGACTCTTTAAAAAAAATAGCACAAGAGTTTATGGTAAGATTAGTAAGTATGGCTATTGAGATTACTTTAAGATTGGCGATTGAATTAGTAATGCAAAAAGCAAAAGAATTTATTTTAGCAAAACAACTAAAAAAAGAACAAGAAAAAACTAATGAAATGAAAAAACAAACATCTGAAATGAAAAAACAAGCTGTTTTAAGTTTTTTTACAGGTGGTTCAGGAAGTATGGGTAGCTTTGCACAGGGTGGAGCAGTAAGTAAAGGTCAGCCTGTTATTGTTGGAGAAAGAGGTGCTGAGGTATTTGTTCCAAATAGTACAGGTCAAATAGTTCAAAACGCAAGAGGTCAAGGTAGTAGTGGAGTAAATGTAAATTTTACAATCAACACAATAGATTCAAGAGGATTTAGCGATGCTTTACAAGAAAACAGAGGCACAATAACAGGAATAATTAATAATGCTTTGGCAGAAAAAGGAAGAAGTGAGTTAGTATAATGAGTGGTGCATTTCCAATATCAACATCTAAATTTCAAACACTTGGCATCAAGTCAATTCAAAATACAATTATATCAAAATCAATCTCAGGTAAAAAACTTGCAAGACAAGTAGATAATCAAAGATTTGGTTTTACAGCTAGAATTATTACAGCAAAAAGGTCAGATGTTTATGGAGAACTTATGGCTTTTATAATTAAACAAAGATCAGGAAAAGAAAATTTTACAATAATCCCACCTGAAATAGAAGATGCTAGAGGTAATGTAAGTGGTACTGTTCTTGTAAATGGTGTTCACGCAGTTGGAGATACAACAATAGATATTGATGGTATGACAGGAACATTGAAAGCTGGAGACTTTGTTAAATTCGCATCACATAATAAAGTTTATATGGTAGTTGCTGATGCAACAGCCGATGGTTCAAACGAAGCAACAATTACAATAGAGCCACCTCTTATAACAGCACTAACAAATGATTCTGCTGTCACTTACGACAATGTACCTTTTACTGTGCATTTAATAAATGATATTCAAGAATTTGGTACAGTAGGTGCTGATAAAGATGGTAATGTTTTATATCAATTTGAGTTAGATGTTGAAGAAACTCTTTAATGAAAAAATACAAAATTACACACTTAGTAAGTGCTGAATTTGAAGCTACTGCTATTGTAAATGAAGATGAGATTGACGAGAAAACAAACGATTTAAAAGCTTACAAAAAACCTGATAGCAAATTTAATTTTACCATGTTAAAAGGTACAGAAGCTATAACTAGAACATATTACGAGGAACATGGCACGAACACTAACGACAGCAGTAAAAAACGAGTTATTAACAGGTCAGATTAGACCCATACATCTAATTGAGATAGGATTTTCAACACCTGTATATTTAACTGATAATGGCTTTGATTTAACTTCTTCAATATCAGGTACAAGTAGAACTTACACAGCTTCTGCATTTTTAGTTGGTGGCTCATCATTTGAAGAACAAACAGATATTACAAAAACTACACTAAGCTTATCTTTATCAGGTGCAGACCAAACATTTATATCAACAGTTTTAAATGAAAATGTTGTTAATGATACTGTTGAAATATACAGAGGATTATTAGATTCAAACAATTCAATTATAGCTGACCCAATATTATTATACTCAGGAAACATAGATACATTTGAAATAGCCGAAACAGAAACTCAATCAAATGTTAAATTAATTATTGTTTCTCATTGGGCAGACTTTGATAAGAAGTCAGGTAGAAAAACAAACAATGCTTCTCAGCAAAGATTTTTTAGTACAGATGTTGGAATGGATTATTCAAGTGAAACAGTTTTAGATATTAAGTGGGGTAGAGAATGACAACTTTTGATGAGATTATTAACCTGTACTATAAGTTTGATAAATATAAAAAAAATACCTATCCTGAATTATATTATCATATTTCACCATCAATAAATCTCAATCAGTACAAAGTATTTAAGGATGAACAAGGAATATTTGGTTTTGTTAATTGGGCATATTTAAGTGAAGAAATAGAAAAAGATTACATAAGAACTTCTAAAATTTATAAAAATGAATGGAAAAGTGGAGATTATTTGTGGTTATATGATATTGTTATACTTAGAAAGAGTAAAGAGGTTATGTCATGGGTTTATAACTATTTTAAAAAATTATTAAAAACAAACGAATCTATATCTTGGTTGCGTTTAGATAAAAACGACAAAGTATATAGAGTAGCAAAAAAATATAAAAGGGAGTTTCATAACTAATGGGTGGCTCGGTAAAAAAAATAATTCAGCCTGTTGTATCAGCATTTAATATGTTTAGTGGTGGGTTTAATCCATTTGTTGCATTAGGTGTAATGGCTATTGGCTGGTTGTTTATGAGATCAATGAAACCTGATGTACCTGACTTTGGTACAAACGATTTTGAAGAAACTGAGAGAGGTATTTTAGTAAATAAACAATCTAATAATGCCTGTGTTCCTGTTATTTATGGAGAAAGATTAGTTGGTGGTACAAGAGTTTTTATTGAAACTTCAGGAACAGATAATACTTATTTATATGTTGCTTTAGTTCTTTCAGAGGGAGAGGTAAATTCAATAGAACAAATAAGAGTAGATGACAAAGTAGTCACATTTGATGGTGCATTAACTCATGGCACAGTAAGAGAAGTAGCAAGTAGTGATAGTAATTTTTACAAAGACTCAACGAGCCATATTCAAATACAAGCATTTATGGGAACAGACGACCAAGTAGCATCAAGTGTTTTAACACCTTTATCATCATGGGGAAGCAATCATAGATTAAGAGGTATTTGTTATTTAGCTTTAAGGTTTAAATGGAATCAAGATGTATTTGGTGGAATACCTGTTGTTCAAGCTAAAGTAAAAGGTAAAAAGATTGTCACATTAGCATCTGATTTATCAGAACAAACTGCATCTTTTTCAACTAATCCAGCTTTTTGTTTATTAGATTATTTAAGAAATGAAAGATATGGAAAAGGTATTGCTACATCAAGTTTAAATTTACAAAGTTTTTATGATGCTTCACAAGTTTGCGTCACACAGGTCACACCATTTTCAGGTGGTAGCGATATTAATTTATTTGATTGTAATGCTGTTGTAGATACATCTAAAAAAGTTATAGACAATGTAAGAGATATAATAAAAGGCATGAGAGGTTATCTTCCTTATGTTCAAGGTAAATATAAATTAGTTATTGAAACAACAGGTACAGCCTCAGTATCTTTAACAGAAGATGATATTATAGGTGGCTATGCCTTAGCTTCTCCTACTAAAAATAATAAATTTAATAGAGTAATTGTTTCATTTATAAATCCTGACAGAAATTTCCAAGTAGATGAAATTCAATTTCCACCGATTGATGATTCAGGATTAGCAAGTGCAGACCAACACGCAACAATGAAAACAGCAGATGGTGGATTTTTATTAGAACATAGGGCAGATTTTCGTACTATCACTTCTCCATATCAAGCTGAAGAAATGGCTGAGATTATTTTAAGAAGAAGTAGAGAATCTTTGGGTCTAAGTATTAACTGTGGATTTAAAGCTTATGAATTACATATAGGTGATATTGTAAATGTCACTTTATCTAGTCTAGGTTTTTCAAGTAAAGCATTTAGAGTTTTATCTATGACATTTAGAGAAGATTATACTATTGATCTAAACTTAGTAGAATATCAAGCATCTCATTATACATTTGCAACTAAAGGACAGGTATCAAGTACACCATCAACTACTTTACCAAATCCATTTAATATTCAAGCACCAGCATCACTTACACTTACTGATGAACTTATAGAGTATGCTGATGGAGTTGTTTTAACAAGATTAAATATATTAGTTGGTGCAAGTACAGACCAATTTGTTCAGTATTATCAAGTAGAAGCCAAGAAATCTACTGAGTCAGATTTTAAAATAATATCAAGTGGTACACAGTTAAACCACGAATTTATAAATGTTGTTGATGATATTACTTACGATGTAAGAGTAAAAGCTATCAATAGTTTTGGAGTTTCTTCTAGTTATACATCAGCTTCAAGAAAAATAGTTGGAGCAACAGAAATACCAAGCGATGTAGATGATTTGTCAGTATCTATGGTTGGTTCAAACCAAATGGAATTATCTTGGACACCTGTAACAGATTTAGATATATCTTGGTATGAAATAAGGTTTCAAAATGTTACAAGTGGTGCTACTTGGAATGAAAGCACACCAATAGCAAAAGTTGTTAGAAGAAAATCAAATGCAGTAACATTAAATTCACAAGTGGGCAGTTATTGTATAAAAGCAGTAGATAAATTAGGCAATAGTTCTGCAAACGCATCTATTGTATCAACCAATATTTCTGGATTGCAAAATTTTACAAATGTTTTAACTTTGAGTGAATAATGGCAGATTTTAATGGAACAAGAGATAGTGGTGTTGCAATTTCAACAGATAATGCTGGAAGAAAAGTTTTGATATTAGATACAATAACTCAGGTAGATAGTTTAGTCGGTAATATAGATTCTGCTGAGGGAAATTTTGATTTGGGTGGCACAGATTCTACATCAAATCCTACTAATTTTGGTGCAAATGTTAAATCATCAGGATTTTACACATTTTCTAATACACTTAGTCTTGATGGAATTTATGACACAAATTTAGGTGCTGTGATTGGCATGAGTTCAGAAGATGAATATGATTTGTTTGACTCAGGTAGAGGTGCAACATTATTTGAAGATGCTAAAGCACCATTTGATGGTTCTCCTGAAATACAATGTGGAGCAGAAGTTCAGGTTGGATTTGATAATACAAGTTTAGACAATATTACAAGTTTTCAAAAGATTGCACAACAAAGTACAATAAAAGGAAGATTTTTTAAATTCAAATGTAAGATTACAAGCGATGATAATAAGGTTAGAGCAAAAGTTCATACTTTAGAATCTAAAGTAAATATGGAAAAAAGAACTGAAGCTGGACAAGATGTGGTTTCAGATGCTTCAGGAACAACAATAACTTTTGTTAATTCTTTTTACGCAACTCCGAGTATAGGGATTTCAGCACAAGGATTAGCAACAGGAGACTATTATCAAATTACAAGCAAGTCAAAAACTGCCTTTACAATAAGGTTTTATAATAGTAGTAATGTTGGGATAAGCAGAACATTTGATTATCAAGTTGTAGGACATGGCTTGAAATCAATATAATTTTTTAATATAAGGATTAAATATGGCACAAGTTAGCGATTTCGTCTTAGATAATCAAGGTTTCAGTTCTTTTCGTACTGAACTTAATAATATTTTATCAGCACAAAATTCAAACAACTCAGGTACTTCAAGACCATCTTCAGCAACCACAGGCACAATTTGGTTAGATACAACTAACTCAGGCTCAAATAGTTTAACACTTAAATTTTTTGATGGGAGTGATGACATAAGTTTAGCAACAATAGACACATCAGCAAATACAGTTAATTGGTTAGATAGTACAGTTTCAGCAGATTTAGTGAATGATACAACTCCACAATTAGGTGGAAATTTAGATACTAACTCGCACAATATAGCTTTTGATGATGCACATGGAATTATTGACGAAAATGGAAACGAACAAATAACATTTCAAACAACATCATCAGCAGTTAATCAAATTGATGTCACAAACTCTGCCACAGGAAACGCACCTGAAATATCGGCAACAGGTGGAGACACAAACATAGATTTAAAATTAACACCTAAAGGTTCAGGTAAATTAAATTTAGATGGTATTAAATTTCCAAATGCAGATGGATCAGCAGATCAAGTATTAAAAACTGATGGTTCAGGAAACTTATCTTTTGCAAATGCTTCTGGTGGTGGAGTAAGTTGGCAATCAGTAAAAACTGCTAGTTTTACAGCAGTAGCTGGTGAGGGATATTTTGTAAATACTACAAGTGGTGCTATTACTATGACATTACCATCTTCGCCAAGTTTAGGTGACACAGTAATTGTTACAGATTACACGAGAACTTTTCAAACAAATAAATTAACAATAAATACTAATTCTTCAAAATTTCAAAGTCTTACCACTTCCACAGTTGATTATGAAATTGAGGGTTTAACTCTTGAATTAGTTTATTCAGATGCAAACGAGGGTTGGATTCCTACTCTTGATGACGATTCGGTAAGTAAAGATACTTATGGACTTGAATATTTAATAGTAGCTGGTGGTGGAAGTGGAAGTAGAAATAAAGGTGCTGGTGGTGGTGCTGGTGGACTTTTAACAAATTATGATGGCACTCCTTTACAAGTAACTGCTGGAATTACTTTGACTTGTACTGTTGGTGCTGGTGGCTCTGGTGGAACTTCAGCCTCAGGAAATGATGGAACTGACAGCACAGTTTCTGGAACAGGCTTTACAACTTTAACTGCTATTAAAGGTGGTGCTGGAAATTCTGGCGGTGGTGCTGGACTAGGAAATGATGGTGGTTCTGGGGGTGGAACAGGCGGTGAGGGAAACGGCGGTGCTGGTGGCTCAGGAACTTCTGGTCAAGGAAATGATGGTGGCTCAGGACAAGGGGGTGCTGTAGCTTGTGGCGGTGGCGGTGGCGGTGCTGGAAATGCTGGTGTCAATGGCTCAGGAAATGCTGGTGGAAATGGTGGAAATGGTGCGTCTAATGAAATTACAGCATCGTCAGTAGTGTATGCTGGTGGTGGTGGAGGAGTAACAGAAAGTAACTCTCCAACTCAAGGTTCAGGTGGAAATGGTGGTGGAGGTGGTGCTAGTAAAAGTTCTGATGCTGGTGATGGCTCTGCAAATCTTGGTGCTGGTGGTGGTTCTTCTCATAGTGCTGGAAATTCTGGGGATGGTGGAAGTGGAGTTATTATTTTAAGAATGCTTACTGCAAATTATTCTGGCACAGTAACAGGCTCACCTACTGTGACTACATCTGGTTCAGAAACAATAGTTAAATTTACAGGCGATGGAACAATAGTTACATAGGAAAATATTATGGCACATTTTGCAAAATTAGGAATAGGAAATAAAGTTATAGCAGTTCATGTTGTTAATAATGAAGTTATTACTGATGATAATGGACAAGAACAAGAACAATTAGGTGTAGATTTTTTAAATAAAATTCATAATACTAATGCTGTATGGAAACAAACCTCATATAATAGTCGTAGAGGTATTCATAAATTAGGTGGAACACCTTTTAGAAAAAATTATGCTGGTATAGGTTTTAAGTATGATGAAAAAAGAGATGCTTTTATTCCACCTCAGCCATTTAATAGTTGGACATTAGATGAAGATACTTGTACTTGGAACTCACCAATTCCTCACCCAAACGATGGTAAATTTTATGTATGGAATGAAACAGCTTACAACGAAGATAATACTCAAGGTTGGGATTTAGATAATTAAATCTAAATGCAAGAATATAAAACCAATAATCAAATAGAATTTTTACAAGGATATTATTTATTAGATAATTCTGTATGTGATGATTTAATTAATATGTTTAAAAAAGCAGAAGATAAAAAATCTCCACATTTAGTTGAGGGTGAAACTAGCACAGGAGTTAATAAATTAAAAAAAGATAGTTTAGATTTACAATTACAAGCACATCATATAGATAAAAACCCACCTTTAAAATTTTATTTTATGCAACTATCTAAAATGATTGATGTATATAAACAAAAATATAAATTTTGTGATACTTATGTAAATAAATGGGGTCTTGAGCCATCATTTAATATTCAAAAATATAAACCCTCACAAGCATATCATAGATGGCATACTGAAAGAGGTTGTAAAGATTCTGACAGACATTTAGCCTATATGACATATCTTAATGATGTTAAAGAGGGTGGTGAAACAGAATTTTTTTATCAAAAATATAAATTTAAACCTGAAAAAGGTTTAACTTTAATATGGGGTACTGATTGGACTTTTACTCATAAAGGACATACAACAAAAAATGAAGATAAATATATAATGACAGGCTGGTACGAGTTCAAAGAATGATATATAATTTAATTTAACGAGGATATAATTATGCAATTATCTAAACATTTTACATTAGGGGAAATGGAAAAATCCCAAACAGCTACAAGAAAAGGTATAACTAATAAAGCTGGGTCAGGAGAGATTAAAAACTTAACTGATTTATGCTATGAAGTATTAGAGCCTGTACGAGCAAAGTTTGATAAACCAATTATTATTACTTCAGGTTTTAGAAGCCCTGAATTATGTGAAGCAATAGGAAGTAAAGCAACATCACAACACGCAAAAGGACAAGCAGTAGATTTTGAAATAGCTGGTGTATCTAATTTGCAAGTAGCTTTATGGATTCAAAATAATTGTGATTTTGACCAATTAATTTTAGAGTTTTGGAAAGAAGAAGATAAAGACCCAAATTCAGGATGGGTTCATTGTTCTTATGTAGATGGCTCTAATAGAAAACAAGTTTTGACTTATACAGGTAAGGAATATAAAAATGGACTTCCTGATGCTAAATGGTCAGGTGGTCAATTTGCTAACTAAGGAGAAACAATGCTAACAAAGAAACAAAAAAAACTACCAATGGCTTTACAAAAAGCTATTATGAAAAAACAAAAGAAAACTAAAAAAGCTAAAAGGAGAAAATAATATGCCTTATCATTATGGACATGGAAAAGATAAAAAAAGAAAGAATAAGCCTAAGAAATCTAAGATGATGTCTAAAAGAAGAAAAAGAAAGTAATGGCTAAGAAAAGAAAAAAAGCACCAAGAGGTTATCATTATATGCCTGATGGCAAATTAATGAAAAACTCTGCACATAAAAAGAAAAAGAAAAAACGATGAGTGGATTTACTACAACATCTACATTGGCTGAGATGATAAACAAAAGACCAATGAGGAAAAGAAGAAGAAATGTCAAAAAAAAGAAAAAGAAGAAAAGTACCAAAAGATAAAGATAGTGGTTTGCCTAAAAAATATCTTTCAGGTTTGAAAGGTAGTAAAAGATCAGCTAGAGCAAGTCTTATTAAGTCAGTTTCTTCTATCTATAAATCAGGTGGTTTTATACCTAGAGGATTACTTAAAAGGAGATCAAGATAATGGCTAAAAAATATAGAAAACCTTTATCTAGTTCAGTAGTTAAAACATTAAAAGCAAAAGCAAAAAAATCTAAATTATTTACCTATTCTGATTTAAAAGCTTCATTTAATAGAGGAAAAGGTGCTTTTCTTTCCTCAGGCTCTCGTAGAGGAATGACGATGAATAGCTGGGCATTTGCTAGGGTCAATAAATTAATTCGTAGAGGTAGGTCTAGCACTTATGATAAAGATTTGGTAAGACGAGCAATAAAAAGAAAAAGAAAATAAAATGAAAACTAATAAAGAAAAATTTGTAGAGATAGATGGAAGAATCAAATTAGTAAATCAAAAGATTGATTTGATAATTAAAAACCATCTTCATCACATGAAAAAAGACATTGATAGAATTTTATATTCTCTTGGTGCAATCGGTTTATTGGTTTTAGGTCAATTACTTTACTTACTCACGAAATAGTTGTATAGATTGACTTGTATGATTTACAAGTCTGTTTTAATTATCAGCGATACACATATTCCTTATCATGTTCCTGAACTCATGGAATTTCTAAAATTACTTAAAAAAAAATACAAGCCTGATAGAGTCATCCATATTGGAGACGAAGTAGATAAACACGCAATGTCATTTCACGATAGCGACCCTGATTTACCTAGTGCTGGAGATGAATTAAAATTATCAATACCTGTCATACAAGAATTAGAAAAAATGTTTCCTAAGATGGATTTATTGGACTCTAATCATGGTAGCTTAATTTATAGACGAGCATTGAAGCATGGAATACCAAAAGCTTATTTAAGAGATTACAATGAATTTTTACAAGTTGGTAAGGGTTGGAAATGGCATGATGATTTAACAATAGATACACCACTTGGTAAAGTTTATTTCTGTCATGGTAAAACAGCAGATGTTTTAAAATTAGCACAATCTATGGGTATGTCATGTGTTCAAGGTCATTATCATAGTTCTATGGGTGTAAGGTATTATGGAAACAGTTTAGGTCTTTATTTTGGACTCCAAGTTGGGTGCAGTATAGATAGCAAAAGTTTAGCCTTTAGATATAACAAAGTACAGAAAGCTAGACCAATTATAGGGTGTTCGGTCATATATAATGGATTACCCATAATTGAGCCTTTTTTAAAAGATAAGACAGGAAAATGGGTCGGAAAGCTACTTTAAAGCCACAGAGAAGCACAGAGAGGGCTACTAAAAGACAAATAGGTGGCAACCATTACAAGCTTCCAATAAGCCCTTTAAAATTCATATTAGCCAATAAGCTTAACTTTGTAGATGGCAATATAGTCAAATATGCTGTCAGAAATAAAGATGGAGAAACCTTAGAGCAAAAGTACAATAAGATAATTCATTATGCTGAACTTGGTAAAGAATTGTTGAAAAATAAAAAATAAGGAATATTAGGAATGAATGAAACTAGCATATTTAATTTATTCAATTCTTGTAGTATATTGGACAACATTATTAATTTTAACAGGTAATACTTATTTATGATATTTAGTATATTAAAAAATCCTTTAACAAAAATCGTTTT